ATGGACACCTGCTAACGGGCCGTAATATTTATCGACTTCGTATTTCATGTTTTCCCCCATTAATAATAGTTACACCATTTCCTCGGTGATAAAATTCAATAATGCCGTTGCGTCTAAACGCTTAACATCTGCTAACACTTCTTCGACTACACCTTTAGGTATGTCGCTCCAATTTTTTACCCTGCTCTCCCGAACTACGTTTATACCGTCATCGTCATATCGTGCAGCAACAGGTTTAGTAAAAATTCGTATGCGTTCAACAGCACCGTTTATTTTCTTACTTTTTGCAAAACTACTACTGAAGCGGTTACAAGCGAAAGTGAGCGCTTTAGTCTTTACCTCTACACCGTCACCTCTTGCTATGGCTTGAGTCATTACAGTGTTTATTGTGGACACCGACACGAAACAAATGTCGTTATCTATTAGATACTTTTCTACTGCTGCTGCGGCACGTTCAGTATGGGACATACTAACTTGGATCGCTTCTTGTTTAGCTTGAGTGTGTAAAGGTCTACTCAGCGCAACGAGATCAGGGGTCAGTGTTTTTAAATATCGGTAGAAGTGCCTTGCCCACGTAGGAAGCCCATCGGGGTCTTTTCTCAATAAATAGTCAGTGGTGAAGGGAACATAGAAACTTTTTGCTAGCGGTACGTCAGGGTTAGTCATAATGGTAAAACGTCTGTCGTAACTATCTAGTGCAAGCCCGTTTGTGTGGTTAGTAGCGATTAAAAAGCTAGTACAATTTTGAGTCTTGAAAGTTGGCTTGTATTTTACGTTAACGGTCACTTTGGCGTTGTTGGTATCGACTTCTTCTTTTAGTCGATTGTAAGCCCGTTGGTTTTCTCGGGGGTCGCCTGATTGGCTAGCTTCGTCTAAACTTACCAACAGCTTATCTGACCATTCGTTGAAATCCCCCGCGCCTGAGAGCCTGTCAAATCTAACTTTCGCGTGATTATCTTCGCCCAACAGCACTGACAGCATGGAAAACAAGGTAGAACGCCCAATCCCCTGTGTCGGGGTCATCATCACAATAGCGGTTCCCCGAAACGCAGGGTTCTGAACTTTAGCGGCTACCCAATCCATAAAGTACTTATATTCATCATGGTTAGGGAGAAGAAACCTTATGTAGTTCAGAATATAATCTACTTCGGCTTGGTCATACGCACCTTCGCCCCACGGGATAGCCTCGTAAGTGTTTAAATAATGCCCGTGTTCATGGTCTATCAAAATTCGGTCGGGTTTACTTACGTCCCTCGGTTCACCGTCTACAACAATTAAATACGGTGACTTCAGCCACAGGTCTACATGATGTATAGGAACGGTAGCGCCTTTGTAGTTAATTGCGTAGGACATCCCGCCTTTTTCACCCCGTTTAAACGACTGTAGTGGAAAACCCTTTTTTGAATACATCGGGTAAACATTATCATCGCTTCGGCAGTATACGTGATCGCCACATGAAACGTGATTACTTTGGTACAGGGCAAGTAATTCAAAATCGCTCTGGTTTATAACCCATTGTAAGAACCATTTTGTATCAGTTTCACTACAGTGATCATGGAAGCATTTAAAGCCTCTTGATTTACCTTCGCCTCTACCCAACGGGAAATAGTTAGCGGATATGTCGGAAGGGTCAGAATGTTTAGCGCATGTTGGACATTCTATCTCTACCCATCCATCACCGGAATCAGAAATCACTTTTCCGTTTTCATACAACCATTCTAAAACGTCATCAATTACACCGTTAGTATGTTGCGCGGTAGGTTGTTTAGACAGATAGGAAGTGTTGTACTTCCTCGCCATTGGATCGATAGTTGTGTTTTTTATCCCTTCCCACGTAACAGTTGTACCGTCTATGCTGTAGTTTACTGCTGTTAAAATTTCTTCTGGTGTGAATAAAGCATCGTTTTCTTCTTTTAGCGTAACCGGATAATCATATTTTTTAGGGTCGTCTTTTCCATTAACCCCGTCAGGTAGCCTTACTATTTTACAAGGCATTGCACCCCCTGAGTCCGTTAAACCCGCGAGTGATAATGTTTGAATCAAGCGCTTTGCGGCATCATAGTTGGTAATTGGTTCTTTTAAAATGTACCCGTACTGATAATTTCCTTTGCTCGATTCTATAATGTAACTGGGTTTTGTTAGCTCATCCGGTAGGTCGCTTATCGGTACTTTAGTACCTATGTCGTCTAACACCACTACATGAAACGCAGAGAACAAAGCAACACTGTGTGTTAAGCGCCCCGTCTGAGGCGCTACACAGGAACTTGCACAAAAATATAGCGCTTTGGGGTCACTTGTTCTGGTCAATACTTTTTTTAACATATCGACAGATTCTAGCGGCAGGCTAGGTTCGTTAGTTTTCGCAGAATACGTTAGTCTATGCCCCGCAGGTAGGGTGTGGAAAATCTTATCTATAAACGACAATGTTTCTGTCGGTTTAAACTGAATCTTTTTTGCACCTACTGTCTCTATAATGTTTGGCGCGTCTTGACTTGGTGGGTTTACCCTACTATTATCTACTGTATTCGATCCTACTTCGGGTTGTTTATCTGACATATTTTCCCCCACGGTTATTATGTTAGTTTTAAGAGTGTGTGTGTGTTAAGAAGCCCCTTTTTAGGGGTTTTTTTATGCTTTCCCATATCGTGTCATCAATACTGGCTCTGCTTTTAGGGGTAGTCCATTTGCCCATAACGGGGTACGCTCCATTTCAGTTGTTACTTGGTGCAAGGAAGTAAGCGCGTTTGCTTCGGTTGTTTCACAAACCACTTCATCGTGACAATGTAATATAACCCCATCCACGCGAGTCAGCAAGTCGCGAAGTAGGCTAGCGCAGAATGCTTGGCAAATATTCTCCATTAGCACGCCTGCCCACAACTTATATCGCGGCCATTCTGGGTCGTCTGCTTTGGGTTGAACGTTTGCTTTTAACGCTGTTATTTCAGCACCATATTTACCTTGAACGATTCTAGCGTTCGCATAGACGAGTTCAGTACCACACGGCAAAACGCAAATCAAGGAACCTTCAAACAAAGGTGAGTCAAAGCGGTATTTTACTAGCCCCGCTGAAAAAACACCTCTAGGGTTTTTTATCGCGTTCATTGCGGCCAAGTTTAATTGTGCGCCAAAAGTGACAGCCCACCTGTTCGCTGCACGCCAACGGGATATTATGAGCTCTACCTGATGTAAAGGTAAGTTCACTCCGTAAACTTTCGCCATAGCCGTAAACGCGCCTACCCCGCCTAAGTAGCCTAGTGATAGCTCGATAACTTTACCGATCTGCCTATCTGTAAGCCCCGCGCTTTTAGCCGCGACTACGTAAGTGTCATCTAGAGTAGGGTCTTTATCAATTGATCTAAACAGTTTCAGTTTTTCGTTCGCACCGGAAGATTCGGCTAAAAAAGGTAGTGCGCGGTTTTCTATTTGCGACCAATCTCCTACAACGAACATATTTCCCTTATCGGGTATAAGCGCAGGTCTAAGCATTTTTCCAAGCGTCGGGATAACCGCACCGTTTAAACGCTCTCCCGCTAGCATCATCTGTCTAAGTACTTCTGCATCACCTGTAGAAAAACAATCGCGTTTGAAGTTGTGAACTTGAATCCCACGGGAAGTAAACCGTCCAGTAGACGCACCAAACTCTACAAACTCGCCACGAACTCTATCGTCTGCATCTGCCCTAGACAACATGCGTTTAAATTTAGCGGTCGCTGCGCCTCCTGCCTCGGCTTTACATTGCAATGCGTTATAGACGGTATTAGGTATAGTAACCTCTCCTGCGTCTACTGCATCCAACAAGTTAGCTAAATGTTCTTTATCCAACGACAGTTTTGGTACGCCTTCTACGTATTTTCGTAAATACTTCTCGGCTTGGGGTGCTTTCTCTAACACGTACTTGGGAAATCGTTGGTGCTGCTGTGGTGAGGTAATAACACCCCCTGTTATTTGCGTTAGCTCGGCGGATATTTCGGCTTTTTCAGTTTCAACGTAGTCTGCTGCTGCTTGGGCTAGTGGCATGTCTATGCGTATGCCACGGTCGTTTATTGCTTCGTTAACTAGCCAATCATTGTGTGCTTGGTCGGTCATCGATTTGCACGCTAAATACAGCGCTTTTGTTGCAAGTACGTCTGCTTCGCAATAATTTACCATTTCTTTTAACAGTGCTTCTGACCATTCAAAAGTGCCGGTGTCTTTATTGGGTATCGACATTCTTCGTATTAGTGCATCACCTTTTTTTGATTTCTTATACGGCAGTTTGGCAGCGCGACAGGCTTTGTCGAGGGCAGCGGGCAAGCCGTTTAAACGGGCTAGGTGAGAGGTACAAAACCACTGGTCAGCACGTTTTTCTGGGAAGCCGTACTTGTCCACGCAGAGTATCTCCCATATACCTTGATCGAATCTTGCGTTGTGCGCCCATATTTTTTGAGCGAGCATGAGCCTGTTCATAAAGCCGGTGGTGGGCGCTTCTCTTGCGTCCCATGAATGCACTACGTTTTTATCAGGGGCTAGCTCGATAAGCGACACGCACAGCACGTCAGCGTCCTTGTCGGTGGCGTAAGAGTCTACGCCACGCTCGATAGGGCAACTAGACTTTGTTTCAAAATCTAAAATTATATCCATGATGTTTAGTCTTTTGTGTGTGGTTAAAAAAGGGGGTGTTAACCCCCTTACAAAAACGTTAAAAAAGAGTTACTGCGCGATAGGTCTGCGCTTTCTCTTCTTCACTGCTTCTGGTGCAGGTTCAGGGGCGGCCATATCTTGCTGCTCCGGTTCCTGTTCTGGTGTTGAACTAGCTGTGATAGCTTGTTCTGGTGGTGCGGTTGATGCTTCGGTAGCGTTTAAAGCCGACCACGCAACTATTTCAAAAATAGGTGTGTAAATCTTCCCATAGGTAGGGTGTTTATAAGAACTGCTGTCTAAACGAACGTGAGCCACAAACTCGGAAGGATCACGGTTTATTTGAGCCACTACTTCATCGATAAGTTTCCGCGCTGCTTTTTGACCACCTTTTGAGGCAGTTTTATAAAGCACCTGTGTCCCCTTATCTTCACCGTTGGTACATGCGAGCATAAAGCCCACTTGCTTTTCCCATCCTCGTTTCCCGCCAACGTTGGGCAAGTCGTTATAAATAACGGGTTGTCCTGTCATGGGGGTCATTTCTTCGCCAAGGATTTCGCCTTCGCCCCAACAAACGTAACCCTCAACAAATGAGCTTGGG